ACACCGCAAACCACCTCTCTATGTCCTAAGGTTGGGGTATTTAAGTCCGGCTGCATTTCAATAAAAGCATTCCAGGGGAAATAACCTCCCTCATCTACCAGAATGAAGGGAGTATGCAGACCTACCAGATTAGAACACGTGCCTGACTGCCCTGCAATTCTACACAGAAGGGTGGCGGAGTTCTGTAATCGTATAGAATATTCAGACGAGTTAATACCTTCATTTTTGTAAGTAAAATTCTTCAGGAATGGGTTGGTCTTAAAAGCCCTCATCAGCCCTTCCCATACGGGTTGAAGATGAACTTTAGATGGTACTGTATATAAAATATAATCGTTTGGGAAAAGATTATAGACTAACGCCCACAATATCAATGAAACCAAAGATACTGTTTTGCCAACCGCGCGTGCTGTACAAACTGCCACATGGTCGTTGAAATCACATAGAATCTCCTTCTGATATTCAGTAAACTCGAATTCACCAACCATGTTGTAAATAAATTCACCACAAAGCACAGGATGGCGTAAAATTTCATACAATTCTATATCTTCTCGGGTTACTTTTTCCTTTATCATTCTTGCTTTTCCGAAACCGCTTTGCAAATTTCCAAAAGAGCCGCCTCACTAATCCCCAAATTAAGTACAAAACAGAGATTGCAAGCCGTTTCGTACAGAGTTTCGTCCTCCACGCTCTTGGGTATTTTTATAGATTTATTGTACACAATTCCACGCCGGTCGAATTCACGAAGAATTTGATTGGTATAGCCTTTTTTCATGTTATTCTCCAACAAACATTTTGGAATAGTACTCACTCCCGGCATTACTACCAAACGTCCGATTATTCATACCCGTATGTTGAATATAGTCTCTCATTGTATTGTAAGAAGAGATGTTATATTTTTTAAGAATGTCTACTACCCACAGGTCGTCACATTTTTGCGGGTATGGGAGTTTTCCAGCCTGTATATTCTCCCATTCATACACAATAACTCTAGCAAGACGCTCCGAAAAGACATGCCCAACCAAAGCATATAGAATATTAGGGTCTACCTTCCAAAGGTCAGTTTCAAGAACCCGGTTTGGGTCTCTTGTACCATCCTCATAGCAGGCAAAAAGCCCAACCATCCCATACTCTGGTATTTTGTATAACTCCACCCCAAGAAGATAATTCAGTCTCTCTGTAATCCCGGCTCCAAAAACCGCATCATCAACACAGCAGAAAACAGGGAAGTTTGCCGCGTTTTTCAGGCTGTTGTAAAGTCCATTCTTAGTATCTGGAACTCCTACTGCCTTTATATATTCTGCCCCATATTTCCCCGCAAGCCTCTTTACCTCTTCCCCCATCGGAGAGCCGTCATCCACAAGGAATAAGCCACCAATTGACTCCAGCCCTTTTTCACGCCAACTAATTAACTCCCGTTCCAGGGTATCAAGGCGAAGATTATTCTTTACATGGCATCGAATGATTGTATCCATTCTATGTTACCCTGACCTCATAAGGTAGGACATACTCATTTTGAAATTTCGGAAATTGGTACATAAAATTATAATTAGAATCAATACAAACAATCTTATTACCCCATCTTGAAAACAAACCCCGATAGTAAATCCCTTCACTATATTCGGTAATTAAAAATCTTCTAACCGCCTGGTAAAAGGGTCGTTTATACCAGTCCCTTTCTAAAAGGCGATTAAACCGGCTTTCTTGAGAATCGTACAAAAAAATAATAATATCGAACAGCCTTAAAATAGAATCCCCTCCTAATAAAGCACCTTCTACGAGGAGCGGCTTCTTTGTTTTCTTCTGCTCAAGGATTGACGCTTCGACAAGTTCCCAGTTCCACCAGTTATACATATTGCACGAATCGAGAAAAGTGTCAAAATTCGAGTTTTTTCCCTTGAGGAGTTTTGTACGATATTCGGAATCGCCAAAAAAAGCATCGTCCACGTGGTATGTTGGTAAGTCGAGCAATTTTGTTAGTGTAGTTTTTCCGCTACCCGCTCCACCTGTAACTCCAATAACCCCAAAACTCCCGCTTTGAATGAATTTACGAATGTCCGTAATCATATTCGGGAAACCCAGTGTCTCTTAATAGACTTACAGCCACTGCCTTTGGATTTTCTTTTTCCTTCGTGTCATTGACTAGAATACGTGTACCGGTTGGCATATCAGTCAGGATATATTTGACATTCCCCAAATAACACCCTTCCCGCGAAAGAGCATCTAACGCTTTTTGGGCTTCCTGCGGGCTTCTTCCAGTAACGAGTACTACCACTTTATCCCTGTTTGCATTCAGAAACCCACGCGCTCCCGGTAATACGACATCTTCTTGCTCTTCTGGATTGTAATTGTGAACAACAAGAGTACCATCTATATCCAGAATCAGGGTGTCTTTGTCTGGTTTATTGATATTCATTTTCTTCGGTCTCCCACAATTTCCTTACATCTTCCAAATCGGAATTATTCCCAAATTCATAAACTTTACCACACTCTTCTAGACTCATTGGAATTTCTTTATTGTAATCCATTACAATATCTTCGGTTAGGTCGGATAGCAGTTCCTTATAATACTTGAAGTATGCAATAGATTTCAACAGGGAAGTATTGCCAAAAGAAAAATGTCCTAAAAGCCCCCTTCCAAAACGGTCGGTATGACGGAAAGTACCCACCTTTCCTGCCGTATTCTTACCAGCAACCAGTATAGTATCCCTTTCCAGAACAAAGTTAGAAACTACAAGCAGGTCACAGAATAAAATCAGGGTTGGATAATTTGTATCTACATGGTCTAAACAATATAGCGTAGAGACCGCGTTGTTTTTCAGAGAGATTTCACGGCTAAATTCTATGGGAAGAGACGGAAACCTACCACGCACATAATACTCAATCAGGTCATAATGTTTACCAGTCCCTACGATAAATTTATGGGCAATATTCTCATACCTTTCTATAATATAATCTATTGCCCTGCGTTCTCCAAACTGAGATAATGCTTTGGGGATATAATTAGACTGCTCCCCCATCCTCGTTCCATTTCCCCCGGCAAGGATAACCACATTGTAACGGTCACCATTCAGTGTAATTGCTTTACCCAGCATCGCGCCTCCAAGCGAAGAAAATAACCTCTCCCCCCAAACGACTCGCTTTGTCCGTTATAACCACACGGTATCCGGGAAAATATTTTGGGAGTTGCTCGGCCGTTCTTCTACCATCCCTCATGTGGTATGCGGCGATAGCAAAATAGGGAATTTCTGCAATTCTCTTTGAAACCGAAAAAACTTCTAACTCACTACCTTCAATGTCACAAAAAACTTTATCAATTCTACCGGCAATAGAAAGGATTGTGTCAAGTGTTACAATGGGGGCATTCATTTTATACAAGAGCGGCATTGGCCATCGCTGGTTCGTTTCAAATCTCGATTCTAAGGTAGAGGTAATCAGGTTATCCCTGACTTCCATTTTCTCTACTCTGTGGGCGTCAGATACCCCACAGGACAAAACCACTGTGTTCTGCGGGGCTAGTGTTTTGCATACTGAAATGAGATGCTGGAGATTATCGAAAACTGGCTCGACACAAAAAACCAGTGCATTCTTTTCGATAACCTCCCGATAATTTTCCTGTATGAAATCACCCCCAGCCGCCCCCAAAACCAAAATCCTATCACCCGCCTCAATTTTTGAAAAATACAAGTAATTATGGTCACTCATCGGATAAGCCCTGATTCCTCAACTCTTTTTTGCTCTTGCCGTACTGTATGTGCTTTGAATTTCTCTTTGTTTTTTAGCAGGTACTCACAATATGTATTCATGTCATCTATAATATCATGTTTAGGAGTAAAGCCCAAACGTTCTCTAGCCTTTGTAATGTCAGCCCTCGAATGCATAATATCACCCATTCTATGTTTTCCATTGAAAATAATCTCTTTTTGATGGGAAATTCTATCCCGCATATATCCGGCGATAAATGAGAGCGGCAGGGATGTTTCAGTCCCTATATTAAAAGCCTCGAATAAGTCCTTGTTCTCATAACGGGTTGCGAGAAAATGGGCTTCTGCCACATCCTCTACGTTTATCAGGTCACGGGTTTGCGAACCATCATCATAGAGTTCTACTTTTTCCTCATTGAGAAGAAGATTACCGATTATAGAAAGTACCCCCGTGTATGGGTTGAGCGGAGATTGAGTAATGCTGTAAACAGAAAAATACCGCAGTGATATTGCTGGGATGTTATGGGCAATTGAAAAAACCCGAAACAATTCCTCCTGTGCCAGTTTTGTTACCCCGTACATGGATTGCGGATTCTTGTTATCTTCCTCTACTTGCTTATGCCCAAATGGAGAATCCCCATAGGGGGACATAGAACCTGCTAAAATAAGTTTTGCCGGCTTGTTGAACCGTAGAGCGTGGAGTAATTCGGCTGTAAACAGAACATTTTCTCGAACGTATGCCACAATATTATACTGGCTCTCACCCACCCCAACCCGTGCAGCGTGGTGGGAGATAATATCGAATTTCATTGTCGAAATTATTTTATAAATATCTACAATCCGTCCGTCCGAAAAGGTTATATCTTTCCCAACAAGATTTGAGTAATCGTTGTAAAGGTTCAATCTCTTATCGTAGATAAAAACATCATCCCCCATTTTCAAATGCTTTCTGGCAATTGCTTGCCCTATCAGCCCACCACCACCCGTAATTAGAATCCTCATACATTCCTCACTATAACATAGATTCTGGCATAATTTCCTTCTTATTCGTCCCCTTGTTCTGAAGAAGTTCTTTTGTACCCACCACAACCTTTTCCCCACACCCCGTTCCGTCATCTAATATACGATTGCATACCAGTACAATCTTATTTCGCGGCTCTTTAGGATACAATGCCCAAACAGTTCCAAGAAGGGTATTACATTTTGGACAATAAATATAGGACATCCGCGCCTCAAGAAACTGCCTTGCTTTTTCTTTCAGTCCATTAATATAGTCAACTACGGACTGTTCACTATCTGACTTCCTCAACCTTCTTGAGATATTGAGGTCTGTCTGATAAGTGGCTACATTTCTCGCAATGTCAGCCATTACCCGTTGAATTTTTTCTATCAGCACCAGGTTTTCCTGAGTAATCCCATCCTGCCGTAATTTATAGATATATTGCTCATAGTCCTCTAGGGCAATTAGGTTTTGCATAAGGACCCGGAGGATAAGTTTATCGTTTGCCTTCAGGTAATCTATATCATAATCCTGTGCAAATTCATCCAACTTCTCTTGAATTCTCTTCTCCAAAGCGTCCGAGACCCTCAATCCCCAAATCTTCTTCTCAAAGGCTTTCTCAAACTCCTCGTCTGACATACCGCGATACTGCGCCAGATTCCGCATAGCATTCTTGTTTATCCTATTCGCCATTCAACCTCCGCAAATTCTTTTCTATCTCTTATTATAGCAAAAAATCATGATTTTTGTTTATTTTTACTATAAAAACAGAAAAAGTACCTGAAAAATCAGGTACTTTTCCGTTATTTCACTCTTACCTCTATCCGCGCAGGGACGGGTCAATCCCGAAGAAGCGCAGGAACGCAAGAATTCCAGCCAAAATTGCCCCGGCAGAAAGAGCATAGGCTTCGGGGATTACACCAAACAGCGATAAGAGCAAAAGCACGCCGGCAAGAATAAACGAAATTCCTTCCCAAAAGCGTTTCTTATAAACAAAAGGCGGTAAGTTCATATTGTCTCCTTCAATTGATTATAGATACTATTTAGTTTTGAATAAAACTCATCCAGACCCCCATCGTTAATTATAGCAAAGTCATAAAATCCGTGTTTATCTCCAGATAATTTTTCTTCCATAATTTCTACAAGGGATGTTTCGGAAACATGGTCTGCCTGCCTGTCTAATCGCGGATTTTTAATTCTAATCTTGACAAGTTTTATGTCCTCCTTGTCACAAAAATAAGAGTACTCGTTAAAAAACCGCCAATCGTCTACAAGGATAATACTCTTTTCAGGGAGGGAAAGAATGGTTGAATATAGCCTTTCTACCCAAATATTCGGGTTGTATTCCCTCCCGGCCTCCGTCCCCAAAACCTGCAAGAGTTTTCTACCCCGATTATCTTTTACTCCGTCCCAACCAAAGCAAACCTTTGCTATTGCCTTAATCGGACTTGCTAATGACAAAATATATGCGGGCGGCGTTCCTAATTTATCTCTCAACCATGTGGTGGCAGTGGTTTTCCCACAGCCCATATACCCAGAAATAAGGAGTACCGTGTAAGTGTTCATGGAGCCTCACTTTATTGTAATTTCTACCCACAACATTACATAGGGAGTATCTCCCCAGTAGCAAACGGTTTTGCCCTCCTTACTGCTAATTGTATATTCACCCCCATCGGATATTTTTTTATGAAGCAATTGCATGGCGTCTTTCCGTAGATATTCGAGAAGGGCTTCATGGTTAGAATCAGACGCCCCCGCAAGTAATTTTTGTTCAACTCGAATTATGAAGGGTGTTTCCATATTAGACTTCCTTCACTTCTTCTAAAATACCTTCTACAACCTTCACGGGCAAAACCCCAGATACTAAAAGATATTTTAGAAGAAATGCGAGACCGGGAATGTCTATTACCAGAGTATCTTGGGACGTTCGGAAGAAATTCCCAGTTTGTCTTACTATAATTATTCTAAATTTAGGGAGATAGAGAACTCTTACGCGGCTCTGTGTCATTTTGTAGCCCTTGAACGCTTGTAATCAACAAGACCCTCAAAACCAAGCCTTTTAATTTCAGACAGTGCTTCTGTATTAGATGTAGTGGCTAATACTATTGCATCATTTGGCGTTTCTGAAAAGGCTTCAGACGTTATCGAGGCGTCATCAATAGTCCCATCATTAAACCAAATCTTTTCATAAAAAGTACAGGTCGCCTTCCATAGACCATTATTCACCTGTTCAATGTCCGTTGTAAGTACATATGTTTCTTTTTTGGAATAACCCATGATAGCCTCCTAAAAACCTGTTTTCACTCCAAGAACTTTACCGAACTGTTTATCTAATGTGGTTTTTCTCAACCTGCCAATGGCACCACAGTTCTTACATCGAAATTGTGTATAAATACCTACCTGTGTTCTGTAAGGTTTACCTACAACGGCAATCTCATTACCAGCACAAATTGGACAGACGGTTGTATCCGCTTCCACAAAAAGAGCCATGTTGGGATGTCTAATCCAGGAGCGCATTCGCATATAGACATCCTCTAAAGTAAGAACGTCCTGCTTATTATATTCTGCCAGTTCATCCAAAGCGGCTTTGTCTCCCGCCATACATTGCTTCCACAAGCCCTTGCCTGTTTCGATTTTGGGGTCTAAACCAAAATACCCGGCAAGCGCGTTAAGGGAATTGTGTGAAAATCCAAAAACACGCCTAGCCTCCTGAAGAGTATCAACTACCTGATAGGTAGACGGGGGCGTCAGCCCCAACTGAATGAATCTGCTATTGCTCTTTGGAATATCGAATTTTTTGGCGTTATGGGCTATAACAATGTCCGCCTTATCCAAAAATCCCCAAAGTAGTTTTACGATCCTGGTATCATCCCTTCGTTTAACTTCGCTCGGAGATAAAACAAAAACTTCCGCCTTGTCTTCAAAAAGCCACTTCACAGAGAACGAAAGAAGAAACCACTCTTCGAGTATGTTGTCATAGCCTATATTTGCATCCCAAACATCAAAAGTATATGCCTTTGAATAGGACGACTCAATGTCGAAGATTAGAACTTTAGGTGGATTTTTTACGAGATGTACGGGCGAACCATTAAAAAAGCATTTGGGGTGTTCCTGAGGGGTATGTCGGTGCTTACAGCGAAGTTGCTTCATCTCTTTATAACCTCTTTGAGTACTTTGAGTTTTTCTTCTGACAATGAGGGGTATTTTTCTTTAATATACTGAAGATACCCGTCATCCGTAAAGTAATCCCCAAGATGGTCTGCTATCTTTTTACATGCTCTTCGGAACGCTCTTGTGATAGTAACACGGTGTTTCCCCAAAACCCGTTTCCCATCAACCGGATACCCGCCACCCTGAATAAACCGAATTACAAGAACTTCTAAAGGTGTCAATTCCCCCATCTCAATCAGTTCTTTAATTCCTCTCTCGATAGAAATCAAATCTTCGTGGCAGGAATCATCCCCCAGAGAACGGATATTCCATTGCCTCAATGTATTCCTAACAATCCAGGACATATCAGTACTCCATTTTTTTATCTTCCCTCAAGTTAGCGGAAAGCGTCTGCCAAACGGCAAACATTTGCTGATAGGCGCGGAACTGTAGTTTGGCAGTATCTAACTCCGCACTGACGGTTGCGAGTTTTTTTCGGAGTTCGGGAAGATTAACCCCCTCTATACCGGTAATCGCATACGTCTTTTCAATATAAGACATAGTAGGCGGCTTGCCACCAACAAAGTACTTTTCATCTGACGTACTCTTTTTAACCACACCAGAAACAACTTCTTCAATTAGTACTTTCAGGTGTGCCTCCTCTTTTGACAGTCTTCCAATTTTGTCAACAAGTTCATTCAAGTCTGCAAAAGTAGGAAGTTGATTATAGAGTTCTTCTACTCTTTTATCCATAAAATCTCCTCAATGTTCCATTATTATCCTTAACAATACTGGTAAATTCTGTTCCCCCTCCTTGAAGTTGCCTGTGTGCGACTATTTGGCACACCCTATACCGATAGTCTGTTAGTTTTGAAATTGTAAAAAACGGTATGGCATAGTGGTATTTGTTCAAAAGATTGATAAGTTCCTCAAGGAACAGTTCCAGGTCTTCGTCACTTGTTTTCATAATGAAATATTATACCACCATTAATCAACTTTGTCAACGCCAAACTTGCTTGACCTCATCGTCAAGTGCAATGATATTTTCAATAATCGGCTCAAGACCCCCGAGGTTATCACCGGACCTGTAGCGAAGAAGAAAAGATTTTTCCCTACGGGCATTCCCGTTCAAACCCGTATATTCATTGATTACGGCTAGTACAGAAGTCTCTTCATTGGTGAACCCACCAATAAACAACTTCAGAATCGGAAGGTCTGCCGCCTTTATTACGGCATCTTCTGGGATGCCGAATTTATCTTTATAAAATTTTGTGATAACATTAAACACAGGAATTCCTCACGAGTGTATTTAGTATAGTAGAAAAAACATCCAAAGGCATAAGGTAAAAAGTACCGCCAATTGACGTAAACTTACCGGAAAACAGGCTTTGTGGGTTTTTCTCTAGGAGTTCCCTGTAAACCGTAAATTGTTTCTCCCCTCCACCCCCCAAGTCTATAAATACGAAATGTAAACCCCCAACCAACTTTTCAAACATTTGGGGGGACATGACAATAAAGACTTGAACACGCCCACGCGAATTTGAAAATCTACAAGCCAGAAACGAAACACCAAGACGCTTTGACGCCTCCTTGTCTATTTTCTCCAACCATTCTCTTTGAAAAGAGAATTTTGTAGAATCTCCGTACCCTACTTTTGCTTCACCAAAGAATACGTGATTTATCCCCCTCACTCTACCAGTAATATCCCCCATCAAATGAGGGTCATTCAAGATAGTGCCAAACGTCCCGCTACCAGGCACACGCCTGAATGACCCCCCTTTAACCTTTTGGTTCAGGCTCTTTACAAGACTTCTCTCGAAGTCAGTACCTTTTCGCTTCTGTGTGTTAGTCATATACTTTGTTTGTTTCCTTGTCGAAGTGGGCAACGGTTGTTCCAACCGGCCCAGACCTGTTCTTGGCAATGTTCATTTCGATAGTGTTCGGCGTCCTGGTTGCCTGGTCATAATACTCATCACGATATAGCATTATGACAGTATCCGCAGCCTCTTCAATCCCTCCGGACTGTCTCAAATCAGACAAGACCGGCCGTTTATTGTTTCGGGTTTCCACCATGCGGTTCAACTGTGACAAAACTACCATACTGATACCAAGCCCATTCGACAACCGCTTGAATAAATTTGCAAGGCTTGTAAGTTCTCTAGTCTGGTCTTCTTCTATCGGAAGAAGTTGAATGTGGTCAACATAAACAACCTTTACGCCTTTTTCTCTTACAAAAGTCGAAATTGTGGTTTCAAGCCGGCTCTGTGGATACTCCGTAAAAGTTGTGTCTATGTAAATAGGGTAAGTCTTTAGTATACCCACTGCCTGCTTAATTTTATCAAGGTCTCCGGGCTTCAAATATCCCAATCGAATATTGCTAATTGGAATACCGGTATTGATTGAAATAAATCTCTCGTAAATTTGCTTTGCGGTCATTTCTCGTTCGATTAGAAGAACGGGGACGCCGCCGCGTGCGTCTGCTAAAATTGAATTACAGGCGAAGGCGGTTTTCCCCTGACCGGGACGCCCACCAACAACATATAATGTGCCGGGCATTTTCCCGCCAGTAACAACGTCCAGAGAATTAATCCCCCACGATACACCCGTATTACCAGGATTTTTTGCCCTCTCCTCTAATTCACTAATAACAATATCCCCCAAGTCAATGGCATTTATGATGTTTTCCTGAAACTCTCCAACTGCGGATAGTTGTGAAAGTTCGGTTGCAACTTTAATCTGAGTATCCGATGCTGTTTCTGGTGTTGCGGATAGCAATTTTGAACCTATTGCCCGCAAACAGCGCGCCTTGTACATGTTAACAATGAGATTAGCATACTCATAAATCGCATCTATGTTTGGCAATTGAGAGTAAATATACCGAAGGTACTCCTCCCCACCAACTTCCTGGAGAACGCCCTTATTGTCAAGTTTCAGCAGAAAGAGTTCAAAGTCAAATTTCCCGCTCGATAGTTCTTGTGTGAGGTTACTGTAAATTGCCTGAAGCGGAGATGAAGAAAACATGTGGGTCTTTACAAACCCAACCTTAAAAAAACTCTCCGGAAAGTGGAAAAGTGTGGAAATGAAATTCACTTCAACGTCAAGAAGGTTTGTCATTATGCTTCCTCCGGGGGTGTTTTTTATCATAGGGTTCTTCAACTTTCTCCCCTGCTAACCTTTTACGCGCCTCCTCAATGCCCTTTGTAACTTCTCGAATGTAGTTGTCAAGAGACTGCGCCGCAAGCGGTTTTTGCTCTTCAATCCTTTTTGAGAGCAGGTTGGAACAAATAGAGTAAAGAAGCGGGTAAATGTCCCCCTTCAAACGTGACGCATCATACCTACCCAAACTCTCTATTCCCCAGAAGACAATCTCCATCCCAAAATTCTTATATAACCTTCCAACAATTGGATAAAGTCGTTTTTTATCCTGTGTTTCTATCATTTCTGCAAGGAAGGCGGTC